CCATCAGGAGTGGCAAGGTAAATTATTTTATCTTCATACTCCTGTAAAAGGTCTACAGAACTTTAAAAAGGCAACGGGATATGGCCGTGTTGATGGTCTAGGCGGAGCAAACTGCAGGCATTCTTTTTATGAGGTTACTGATTATGAGTATAAGAACAATCTAGTCGATACCGAAGAATTTGACAAGAACAGGAATGATGATCAATACGAGCTGGAACAAAAGCAAAGATATTATGAGCGTCAGATTCGTTCTTGGAAGAAAAGGAAGAATATTCTTGATGAATGCGGTGTAGATTCCACCAAAGAAGCTAAAAAGATTAGAGAATGGCAAGATAAACGTTCTCAATTTATTAAAGAAAGCAATATCCAATTCAAGAAAGAACATGGTATTGATAACGTTCTTAAAAAGGCTTATCCAAGAGAGAAAGTATTTAACAATAGCAAGTTATCAAACAAAAAAGGCAGTAAATTATACCATGACGACGAATGGCTACCATTCAATTTTAAACCTAAAAAGGAAGATAAACCTAAAATAAAAATGATTACCAATTCAGATGAATTTGTTGAAAAAATGATGAAAAAAGTGACCATCGAAAGCGATAATGATGATTTTAAAGAAGGAATAAAAAAAGAAATTAAAATCATGCATGAAGAAGCTACAAAATTCTTGATAAATAAGAAAATTCCTATTAAACAATCAGATACAGAAACAGCATATGATAGTAGCGTGAATACTATCTTTGTAGCTCAAAAACATTTAAAGCCTGGTACCTTAGCGCATGAAGTAGGTCATGCTTTGGTTGATAAAAACAATTTATATGAAAATGAAGAATTGGCAATAATCATGAAAAATGTTGTTGCTAACGCTAAATATGTAGTTAAAAAGAAAGATGATGAATACTTCATCTATTTACATTCAGATAAATTTGTTCGTAATTATCAGGGTAAAACATATATAAATGTTACAAAAAAATACAAGAATCTAAAAAAAGGTGAACATTTAAAAATTGGTGCTTTTGATTATAGAAAATTAGAAGAATATGTCAGTGTTGGCTATGAAACTTTTGTAAGCAATCCTCAATTGTTATATGATAAAGATAAAGAATTGTATGATTTCTTTAAGAAAGGTGGATTGTTCAATGAGGTCACAAAAGGAAAAAAATAAGGAAATAGAAATTGAAATTGAAGGTAATCTCGAAGATTTATTGACTGAAGAAGAATTAAAACAGCTTGAGGAAGATGAATATTTAGATGGAGGACCAGGATACATTCCTACCTGGTCAAGTTGCTATAAACCAAAAGAAAAGAAATAACATATTAAAGCAAGAAAGGGATGAAATAGAATGTCTGCAATTATAAAGTATCCAGAAGAAATTCAAAAATGCTTAGATATTTATGAGCCTTATGCCATTCAAATTTATGAAGGAAAATTAGAAGGCGTCCCTCAAGAAGCAATTGATGCGTACAACAAAGCAAAAAAATGGTTTTGGGAACAAAAACAGTAAAAATAAGTCAACGAAAGTTGGCTTTTTCTTTTGCTCAAAATCAGGAGATATGATATGAAAACTGTAATCAAAGTATTGTTCATTCTTTTAATTGCTTTAAAACTTATTGATCTATTCATTTGTGGGTTATGGAAAATTCTTATCCCACTTTTTATTTTCAGCTTAATTATGGTTATTGCTTTTATTTTAGAAATTTTTTAGTAAAAAAGGAGAAAAAAATGAGTTCAGGTGAATTTATTGAAATTTGTAAAGAAGAAGTTAGAAAGCACAATGAGCAACACATGGATAAAAAAGAAGATTTTGTAGTTTTTGTTGTTTGGCAATGTAAGACATTACAAAACCATAAGGCTATTTTAAGTGCATCAAATAAAGGAGCTATGTTGTATGAATGTACGTACAATGGAGACAAGAAAGAGCTCTATATTAATGCTTATAAGAAATTTGAAAATAGATGCATAAAGTTAGGAGAATAGAAATATGAAATTTAAAAGAGCGTTTAAACTTATGTATAACGGAGAAAAAATCAAGCTTCCAAGTTGGGGTGGCTATTGGTATTGGGATGATGAAAAGAAAACAGTAATCATGCACACAAAAGAAGGAAAAGAAATGGATATTAGAAAAACCGAAAGAGTTATTTATACATTATCCAATATTCTTGATGATGGATGGATTCTTGCTGATGAAGAAAACTGCCCAGAATTAGGTGGAGAGGCCACTTTTGGATTTGATGAAGCAATCAAATATTTAAAAAGAGGAATGAATCTTGCTAGAAAAGGATGGAATGGTAAAGGAATTTTTATTCATTTATGTGAAACAGATGCAACAACAAATCCTTTTGTTTGTATAGATTCATCTAATTTACAAACTGATAATCTAGATGCAAAGAAAAATATTGTACCTTGGGCACCATCACAAACAGATATGTTAGCGGATGACTGGGTATTTTTTGAATAGGAGGATGCATAAATGAAATTATTTATATCACAGCCAATGGCAGGAAAAACAGATAAAGAAATCCTAGATGAAAGAGAAAGAGTTTTATGCAATGTAAAAGAATTATTTCCTGATAAAGAAATTGAAGTGATTGATTCATTTTTTGATAGCGAACCTAAAACTCCTCTTTGGTATTTAGGGGAATCCATAAAATTATTAGGTCAAGCGGACATTGCCTATTTTTGCAAGGATTGGGAAAAGTATCGAGGATGCTGTATCGAACATGAATGTTGTGTTAGATACTCAATTAAACATGTAGAAGAGTAGAGGAAGAGAATAAAATGAATACAGTATATACATTTAGTAATAGTGTTCATGTTGATTCTTCAACAATTGAAAAAATTAAAAAAGCTTATTTTGAAATAATAAAAAAAGAGCTTCCAGAAGAAGCACTTAATTTCGAAGTCAATGATTTTATTCTTGAAGAAATCAAAACACAAATTAAAAACAAAAAGATTTGTTTATAAGTGTTTTTCAACAAGATCTTGTAAAGTATAGGATATGATTTTTAATTCTTTATCTTTTGTTGCAGCACGTGTTTGTATTAGTTCTGTAAAAGGTTTTAAAGCAATATCTATATTTTCACAATAAGTTCTATGTTTGGTTTTATATTCAATTTGAAAGCAAAGAGTTGTCTCTTCGTGAAATAATTCCGGTACTTTTAGATTAGTTATGAATGATTGCCCAGGAGCTATAAATGTGCCACAAATATTTTTGAAAGGTGTAATTTCTTTTCTATATGAAAATTCAGTTAAATCATGGTCACAGATAAATTTGGTTATTATAGCTCCACTTGATCCATAGTTTTTAATTATTAAATAAAACCTTGGATCTTGGTAGTTCGCAGTTTTACCACAAACTACAACATAGGGCCTAGTTGATTCTTCAATCATTTTATTATTTTGCTTTAAAGTCATTACTGAAATAACAATCGCAACAATACTTACTGATGTAGATGCAATTATTCCAATAATTTCAATAATATCAGTTGTTGTCATTTTTTCACCTCCAGTAATTAGACTTCGATAACTTAATTATATTGAAAGAGATTGAGAGTGTCTATTTTTGAATGTTATCAAAACAATATAAAGTAATATAAAACGGTATATAAATAGCTTTTTTGAATAAAATTTTAACATATATTGTGTCAAATTTATTAAAAGCTGTGCTATAATACCTTTGAGAAGAGGAGGTTGGTATTATGGCAACAAAGAGTTTTACAAGTGATACATTTGTTCTTAACAACAATAACGCCTCTAAGTTTCGTAATATCATGAATAGCAAAAAAAAGGTACGTATTGCAAAAGTTGAAGGACATAAGAATGTTACTAGTAGAGAAGAAATTATGAGACTTTTGAATATCAAATAGAGGTTTAATCTTGAATTATAGAACTATATCACTAAAAGTTTTAATAGATGAATTTGGAAAGAAGAAAGCATTTGAACTCCTTTCCAAATTTTCTTGTCCTTTAAATAATGATGTGGAAGAATTTGTACATCAAAAAGCAATACCTTTTGAAAGAGCGGGAATGGCTCGTACATATTTGGTTGTGGCGGAGGATTCACAAACATCATATGGAATATGTGCTATATATTCCATAACAACAAAGTCTATCTCTATCTCAAAAGAAATGACCAATAGTTTTAGAAAAACGGCATTTGGAACTACATATGCTGTTGGCAATCCTGTAAATACCATACTGATAGGTCAATTAGCTAAAAATTATCAGGATGGAAATGATCAGTATATTACTGGTGAAATATTAATGAGTTTGATTATAGATTATGTTAGAAAAATTGATATTCTTGTTCCTAGTGTTTCAGTTTATGTTGAATGTGAAAATAAAGAATGCCTAAAAAAATATTATGAAAAATATGGTTTTGTTAATTTTTCAACCAATAAAGATGGATTATTACAGTATATTGTCTCAACAAAAAAATTCATTTCACCTGAATATGAAAAAGAGCATGTAAAAGTTGAAAGAGAAAAACAATTAGTATAGTTTATAAGCCACATCACAGTGGCTTTTTATTTTGGATGAAAAGATATGAAAGAGTATGAAATGATATAAAAAAATAAAAAAGCTCCTACTCATTTGAGTTAGAGCTTGTCATCATCGTAAATGATTTCAATATCTTTATATCGTTCAATAAGCGAATTTACAACAGTATCGTAAGTTTCTTCATCTATGGTTTTGTCATCGTAAATTTCTTTAACTTTACGCCAGCGATTTAGAAAATCATTAACAATCGTATTTCCTGGTTCAAGATAGTGCTGTGATACATCGTTTTTGTAAACATTATTAGAATCTTCGATTATTGAAAATTTGACACTTTTACATAGTTTAACAATAGTTTTGAATACATCACTATACGAATCAAAATTTTCAATATTTTTTAGATTGGTTCTACCACATAACCAATCCATAGATATATCACATTTTTCGGCGATATTGTACAGTGTATCAGTATTAGGCATTTTAAGTCCTTGCTCATAGGTAGACAATGTAGCTTGAGTTACTCCAATCAATTTGCCAAATTCTTTTTGGGTCATCATTTTATCACGACGAATGGTTTTGATATTTTTTGATATTATTGAATTATCCATATATTAAACCCTCCTTGTGTATATTATATATACTTTTTAAATAAATGTCATTTAATATGTTTAAATTATATATTTATACTTTACACTATATATTTATTTTGATAATATATATTTTGAAAGGAGGGACAGCTATGAAAAACTTAATACTTAAAATCGATGAAGAGTTACATAAGCAAATAAAAATTCGTGCAACCGAAAATGGTCAAACCATAAAAGGCTATATAACCACATTGATAAAAAGAGATTTAGGTATAAAAAAATAGAGAGATGTCGACTAAAACAATCCTCTCTATTAAACCATCTAGGCAAAAGCATTTTAACATTATTTGCCTAGAAATTCAATCAAAAAGAAAGAGGTAAAAAAGTATGTTAGAAGAATTAGATGAAATCATTAGTATAATTAGTGATTTAGATGACAAATTGAATGATTTAGAAAGAATTAATTCAATGGTCATTGTTACATGTGATGCATGCGACCATGGAAATGATATCAAACAAGATGTTGCAAATGTTATGGCAATCATCCAATGTCAATTAGAAACGTTAGAAGAAGATATTAGATCAAACATTTATAAATGCAACGATTTAACAAGAAACATTCAAAAAACAATTAACAAAGGAGGTTGTCAATATGGAAGAACTACAAATATTTAACAATGAAGAATTTGGAAATGTAAGAAGCTTGGTGATTGACAATGAACCTTGGTTTGTTGGAAAGGATGTTGCTGAAGCACTTGGATATAAAAATGTAAGAGATTCTCTTGCAAGACATATTGATTCTGATGATAAAAGAGATGGGGTCGTGATTCACGACTCCATGGGTAGAGAACAAAAGCCAATTATTATTAATGAATCAGGGTTGTATTCATTAATCTTATCAAGTAAGTTAGAATCCGCTAAAAAGTTCAAACATTGGGTAACAAGTGAAGTTCTTCCAACTTTGAGAAAGACAGGTTCATATGCTAAAGTGCCAACTGACCCAAGAGAATTGCTTATGTTGACAATTAAAGCCCATGAACAAACAGCTCAAAGGGTTGATGTTCTTGAAGAAAAGGTATCTGATTTAGAAAAATCAACAACGATTGACAGTTCACAACAATATACGCTTGAAAGAATTGCTAAAACAACTGTAATTAGTGCACTAGGCGGTATTGATTCAAGAGCTTACCAATTAATGAGCAGAAAGCTTTTCAGCAACATTTGGAGAGACTATAAAAAGTATTTCAAATTAGGCTCATATCGAGATACCCTAAAGACTGATTATGAAAATGCTAAAAATTATTTGGAATCATGGTCTCCTGAAGTCAATACAAGCTTGAAAATCAAAGAATATAACAGTCAGTTGGCAATGAATTTGGATTATAACAATTAAATATGAATATGAAGCGAGTTCCAAAGACTCGCTTTTTCTATACGCAATTTTAGAAGAAAGGAGGTGTTTTTCGATGGCTGAAGGTTTGAGACCACATCATCATCAAGAATTTGAATATCATACTATTCAATATTTTGATAAGAAAAGACACGTTATTGTTAAGAAAATACAGTATATGTGTATGATTTGCGGTCGTGTTCGTCATGAAAAATACGATTGCTATGTACCACCGCCTAAAAGCAAAACAAAAGCACTAGAGAGAAATAAAAGGAAATACGGCAATAGAAGCTGATATTTCCTTTTTTTGTACCCAAAAACTGAAAACAACATAGCAACACATGAAGAAAACAAAAATTATGAGGTGGGCAACTCGTAAAACTGCAACCACACAGGCTGATGCGACCAGCGTACTAAAGCGTAGTGAATGAAAGGATCTTATGAAAAGAGAATTTTTAAAGAATTTAGGATTAACAGATGAACAAGTTAATCAAATCATGACTGAAAACGGTAATGACATTGAAAAATATCGCAAAGAAGTCGAATCAAAAACAAAAGAGCTAGAAACATTGAACACAAAATATGAATCAGCTCAAAACTCCTTGAATGATGCGAACAAGCAAATCAAATCATACAAGGATATGGATATTGAAGGCATCAAGAATTCAGCTGCTGAATGGGAAAAGAAATATAAAGATGAAACTGCAGAATTGAACAATAAATTGACTCAACAAGAAAGAGACTTTGCTACTAACTCATACTTTGCAGGAATGAACTTTACTTCTGAAAGTGCCAAACGTGGAATCATTTCTCAATTCAAGGAACAAAACTTTGAATTGAAAGACGGCAAATTCATTGGAGCGGATGAATATATCAATGGTTTAAAAGAATCGGATGCAGGAGCATTCGTTGTTGAAAAAACTAAAGATGAACCTTCATTACCAACATTTACAAAAGGTACTGCTTCTAAAGGAGCACCAGGTGGAGAAAACAATGCAAATGCATTCGGTTTCCATTTTGCAGGTGTTAGAGCAATGCCTAAAGAATAAAAAATCAGGAGGAAATTAAACTATGGCAGCAGTAAACTATGCACATGCATATCAACAAGCGTTAGAACAAGCTTGGCCTTATGCGCTTTATTTCGGAGATTTATTCAATACTCCAAATAACCAAAAATATAGATGGGTCAATGCAAGAACAATTGAAATTCCAACATTAGAAACTACAGGACGTGTAGATTCAACAAGAGATACAATTGCCACTGCATCTAGAAATTACAATAACGCATGGACACCATTAACTTTAACTAATGAAAGAAAATGGTCTACATTGGTACATCCAAAAGATATTGACCAAACAAATTTGGTTGCTTCAATTGGTAATATCACTGAAACATTCAACCAAGAACAAAAATTCCCTGAAATGGATGTATATTGTGTTTCTAAAATCTATGCTGAATATCAAGAATTAGGTCAAACTCCTATTACTGATGAAATCACAGCAGCAAATATCTTAGAATATTTCGATAAGATGATGATTGCCATGGCAGAAGCACGTGTTCCATCTACAGGAAGAATCTTATACATCACACCAGTTTACAACGCAATGTTAAAACAAGCTGAAAAATTAGCTAGAACTGTCATTATTGGTGATGCTGAAAATAAATTAAACAGAACTATCGCTAACTTAGACTTGGTTAAAATCGTTGAAGTTCCATCAGAATTAATGAAAACTGTTTATGACTTCACACAAGGATATAAAGCTGCAGGTTCTGCAAAACAAATCAAAATGTTCATGGTGCATCCATTAGCAGTCATTACACCAATCAACTATGAATTTGCTAAATTGGATGAACCATCTGCAATGTCTGAAGGTAAATGGGTCTACTATGAAGAATCTCATGAAGATGTATTTGTTTTAAAGAAAAAAGTAAATGCAATCCAATTTGCAGTTGAAAAATAATAAAGAGGAGGATGATCTATGTCACAAGTAAGAAAAGGAAATAGAATCCTTACAATCGAGCCACATAGAGTTGATGACTATGTTGCTCGTGGTTATGATCATATTGATGAAGAATCTGGTGAAGTCATTAAAAAAGGTGACCCAGTTTCTTTAGCAGATTTTAAAAGAGAATATTCATCTTTAAAAGCACAAATTAAAGAAAAAGATGCAAGAATCGTTGAATTAGAAGCACAAAATGCTGAATTGACAACAAAAGTCGAAGAATTAGAAGCAGGTGCTAAAACTCCAGCAAAAGCATCTAAAGCTAAGAAAGATACAGTAGAAGAATAGTATGAAGGTTTCTTATGAATATTACGTAGATACATTCAAAGGAAAAATATGTCAGCCTGAATTTGAACCTCTTGTTGAACCAGCAATTGATTTAGTCAAGGGTTACGCTGAACAATTCATTGCACCATGGGCATTAGAAAAAAATATCGATTATTACTGTTTGGAGCTTAAACGAGCAGTATGCTATCAAATCGATTATCTTCGAGCAAATGGTGGTTTGAATGCTCTAAATGGCACAAGCGATTTGGACTTGCAAAGCGTATCAAAAGACGGATTTAATTATAGCTATGGCGATAGGGGCAACAAATTCAATGGTGTTCCTTTTTCATCCGTTTCAGCTTATATGATTAAAAGTGAATTGAGAAGAAAAGGTCTTATGTGCAGAGTGGCCAAACGATATGATTAGCTCTCCTCGTATTTTAAGACCTTTTACTGTTACTTTGATTCATAAAGTTGATGAAGATACTTTTATTCCATACGTTCTTGAAAACGTTGGCTTTGATGAAAACTATGGCATTACACAATCAAACAAGGGTATTTCTGATGCGGACAGTGTTCTTTTAACGATTGATTTGAGTGACTGTGGTGAACTTACATTTGTTGATCAGCATGAATACAAGTCAAAAAAGAATACTTTTACGATTGGAAATGAAGATTATTTTGTCTTGGATGTGGTAAAAGAAACGGACTATGATGAATTGAAAAAAACAACAAATGTCTATTCAATCAATAAATATGCCTGTTATCGCCCTCCAGGAACAAAAGACATTCAATTTATTGAGGTGTATGCTTCTTGAAGATTTCTGTTGATGTTGACTTTTCTCAAGTAAAAAAAGATTTGGAAGGGACAAAGGATAAAGCTTATCAGACTCTTAAGAATGCTGTAATAAGAGATACTGATCCTTACGTTCCTTTTTCTAATCTAGATAATCGTACTCACTTAAGAGAAACACCTGGTATTGGTGATAGTGCCAAAGAAAAGAAACAAGTCATTTACGATACTGATTATGCGCAACACGTTTATAAAGGTACAGGGATGAACTTTGACAAGTCACGCCATCCAAAGGCAACGGCCAAATGGTTTGAAAAATCAAAGAAAGCAAACATCAAGAAATGGATTAAAAGTATAGAGGACGTGTTTAGAAATGGAAAATAAATCAAATAAAAAACTGACATATGAAGAATACAACAGGGTATTGGATTGTATCTATGACTTTTGCAAGAAGTTGGATATTCAAAATGTACAAAAAAACATGTGGAAATTAGATTTCTTTACTTCAAACAAGGATGACCAAATCATGGTTCAAAGAATATCTAATCGTGCTGAAAAAATAAATGAAAACATCATAGGAGGCTATACTGCGGTATTGCCTTTTTATATTAATTTTCAATCAGGAGCTAAAACTGAAAAGAGTGTCAAAAAAATTACTGATGTTCTGGATGCATTAGCAAACCAATTTGAAATGGAAACAATGAATAAATTTGAAAACATTGTTTTTCCTGAAGATATAGTTCCACAGAAATTAGAAATGATTGCCAATCCTGGTGTTGAAACCTATGACAATGGCATTGCTAATTTTTCAGCACTGTATCAATTAACTTACTACAAGAAAGGAGCGTTTGAATAATGGCACAAACATTAAGAAATACTGTAGTAAATCGCCACGAAAACCTACACTACGTCAAATTCGATGGTGTATCAAAACCTGTATTGGCTGGTACCGGTTTAACTGATTGGACTCAAGCTGTAGATCCTTCAACCGATGACGGACAATACATTAATGAAAAGACTTCTCACTCAAATATGATGGCATATACACCATCAGTTTCTTATTCAGGAGAATTGATTCCTAATAATGAATTTGTAAGACATATCTATGAAGTCGGTAAAAAAGAAGTCATTGGTTCCATGTTTGATGAATATGAAATCGAAACATGGGCACCTGTTGAAGGTTCAACTGGATGTTTTGCAGCACATCACAGACAATATGAAATTCAACCATCTAATCCTGGTTCTGGCGAAGGTGGAGGGAAAATTGCATTGGAAGGAACTTTTGCTCAAAAAGGTGCTTCCGAACATGGCCAATACAATGTGGCTACTGGTGAATTTACTGCAGGTGAATATGACTACACAACTGGTAAATTTACAGCTGCTTCACCTCAATCAGGTGCGTCATCAACACCAGGAAGCAAATAGAAATCAAATAAGAAAGGGATTGTTACTATGATAGAAATCAAGATTCAAGAGAATTTATTCGATGTAAAAATTAAAGATCGTATTTTCAGTATCGATGCTGACAATATCGATAATCATTTGCTGATTGACAAGTTCATCAAAAAATACAGAGGCAATCGTACAATTGACGATACCTTTATTGAAGACTGTCAAGTCGTCATTGATGAATTGCTAGGAAAAGGATCATACGATTATCTTTTTGATAAGGATGATTTAAAGCCTTACTATGTAATCCTAGCTCTTGCGGAAGAAATTCAAGCCAAGTTTGATGAACACGCTACGACTGAACGCCAAAAAGAAAAGCAAGACAGAATCAAAAATGAGCTTGACAGTTTAAACTCACTTACAAAGGAATTTGGAAACCTTCAAAAGCAAATGGATTACACAAAAAACAAATACGGGTTAAAAGATTATGTTAATTCTAGACAAAAGAGATCTTCAAAAAACAATAAGAATAGAAAATCAAGAAATAGAAATAAGAACTGATTTTAGAACGTGGATTCAATTCTCTTGTATCGTTTCTGACAAGTATGTTGATGAAAATTATAAAATCCCTATGCTGTTTGATTTGGTGATTCCAAACTATGAATTGTACATGGAAAATGTTGATTCATTGGAATTACTGAAAGGAATTCTTGATTTCTACAAATGTAATAAACCAGATAAACCTGAGAAGAAACCTAATAAAAAAGTTGGGTTTCTTTTTGATTATGATATGGACCTTATCTTCGCTGCGTTCATGCAGCAGTATGGCATAAATCTATTGAGAACCAATATGCACTGGTGGGAATTCAAGGCATTGCTGAATGGTTTGAATGATGATACTAAGTTCGTTCAGGTCGTTGGATATAGAACTGCGGATCTATCAAAAATCAAGGACAAGAAGGAACGTGCAAGAATGAAAGAACTTCAAGATTATTATGCCATTCAAGAACAGGGAGACCCATTCCAAAGAACTCAGGAAGAAATCGAAGCAGAATTATTTGAATCGTTAGGAATTCCAAAAGAATAAATTAAAGGCAGGTGGTATGATGGCAGATGGTAAAGTTGTTATTGATTTAGAAATCAATGATAAAAGCGTTGATAAGAAACTCAATACAGCTGATAAAAAAGTAGATAAATTTGCTAAAGATGTATCACAAAAAGAAGCTAAGCCAAACGTTGATGCTGATACTAAAAAATTGGAAAAGAAGCTTGATGAAGCATCAAATGAGGTCGAAAGCTTTTCAAAAGAAGCTACTGACAACGCAAAAGTTGAAAGTAGTGCAAAAATGGACACTTCCAATTTTGAAAAGAGTGCCCAGACAGTAAAATCAGAAGCATCTGCGGTTGAAAAAGCTATAGATGTTGATGGTAAAGTTGATGTTGAAGATAAAGCATCATCTAAATTAGATAACGTTAAGAAAAAAGCGGATGATTTTTCAAATGAAAATATCAAGCCACCTAAAATAGACCCTCCTGACACCGATGGTTTTGAAGAAGCGCTTCAAGAAATGGAAGACAAAGTCAAATCATTCGGTGCGAAGATTGCAGGATATCTAGCCATAGGAGAAGCAATTAAACAAGGAACTGAAATTGGAAAAGAAGTCTATGCTGATTTTGAAGATTCAGTTGCACGTGTCAAAGGTGCTCTAGGAGAAACAGATGACCAAGCGAGACAGACTGCACAGGTCATTAAGGATGTTTATGAGGCTGGGCTTGGTGAAAGTATGGACCGAGTCGCTGAAGCTGTTGTTCGCATCAAACGTAACCTAGGAGAGATGGATGATGGAACCCTTAATTCCATCACACAACAAGCAATCATTCTTGAAGATACATTTGATGTAGATATGAATGAAACCCTTCGAGGTGTTAAAGGCTTGATGAAAAACTTTGGGTTAACTGCACAAGAAGCAATGGACTATATTGTCGCAGGAACTCAAGAAGGGTTGGATTGGACTGATGAACTAGGAGATAACATTTCAGAGTATTCAGGAAAGTTCTCTCAAGCGGGATATTCAGCAAGTGAATATTTCCAATTATTGAAAAATGGCTCCGATAGTGGAGCGTATAATCTCGATAAGGTAAATGATGCCATCAATGAAGTAACTACTCGTTTAGCTGATGGAACTATTGAGGGTGCTCTAGGTTCATTTTCAAGCGAAACACAAAAGACATTCAAAGCATGGCAGGATGGAAAAGCCACTCAAAAGGATGTTATCGACAGTATCGTAAGTGACATTACTAAATGTGATGATCAACAAAAAGCATTGACAATGTCAGCTACTGCTTTCGGAACGATGGGAGAAGATGCTAACCTTACATTTGCAAAAGCGTTAAATAGTGTTGGTACTACATTTGATGATGTAAAAGGAAAAGGAGAAGCTTTTTCTGATGAAACAACGACTCCAATGCAAGAATTGGAATCAAAAGTTAGAAAGGTCAAAGATCAGCTTCAGCCTTTAGGAGATTTATTCTATGATGTAGCAGGAGTTGCACTTGATAACTTTACACCATTATCAGCTGTTATTCTTACTGTAGCAACAGCACTTGCTACTTACAAAGGAATAGTTCTTCTCACCGAAGGAGTAACTAAGGGATTAGCATTAGCGCAGAAACTATTAAATGGCGAAATGACGTTTAATCCAATCGGCCTAATTGTAGCAGCTATTGCTGCCTTGGTAGCTGGATTCATTTATTTATGGAATACAAGCGATGGTTTCAGGTCGTTCTGGATAAATCTATGGAATTCTATAACATCAACATGCGGGCCTGTGATAGATACAATCGTCTCATTCTTTACTGAATCGATACCAGGTGCAATTGACACGCTTGTAGAGACTTTCAGCAATATCGGTCAAACGATTGTTGAATTTTTTTCTGGGCTTGGAGAATCAATTGCATCATTTTTTACTGAAACGATACCGCAAGCATTTGACAGTTTCATTGAAATATTAACAGGATTTATTAGCTCAGCAATCGAATTTTTCAATCAGTTGCCATACAACATTGGCTATGCGATTGGTTCGATAATTGGTTTTATCGTTAGCTTAGGAATTAAATTCGTTGAATTTGTAACGGTTGATGTTCCAAATTTCGTAACAGGTTTTATTTCTTGGATTGCTCAATTACCTGGCCAAATATGGACATACATAACTGATATCATAGGAAAAGTAGCTGAGTTTGCTTTGAATTTGATTTCCAAAGGATATGAAGCAGGGTCAAACTTTGTATCAAGCATCATCAGCTTTGTTACGGGATTACCTGGGCAAATTTGGAGCGTATTGTCAAATGCTATTGGAAAGGTTGCTGAGTTCGTTGTCAAGATGGGTTCAAAAGGTATTGAAGCAGCCAAATCACTATGGAATGGTATTGTTGATACTCTTGTTGGATTGCCTGGTAAAATGGCAGATATTGGTAAAAATATCGTGGAAGGTATCTGGAACGGTATCAAGAATGCAAAAGACTGGTTGCTTAGCAAGATTGGCGATTTTGCAAATGGTGTTGTAGATGGTATCAAAGGATTCTTTGGCATTCATTCACCTTCAAAAGTCATGAGAGATGCCATTGGTAAATTCTTACCACCAGGTATTGCGGTAGGTTTTGAAGTGGCCATGCCAAAAGCTCAAAAATCTATGAACAAAGAACTTGAAAAAATGACAAGTGATTTGAATGGTATCATAAACTTCAATTTGGATGATATCGAACTGAAAACAAATCTTGATATCGCAAGACAAACAGCATTTGAAAGCAATGTCACAAATGAATTAAAAATTGATTATGATAAGATGGGAAATTCAACTGCTAAAGCAATTAAAAACAGTGAAATGTCTTTCAAAGTAGACAAGCGTGAATTTGCCAGAATTATTTAGAAAGGAGCATTTATGAAAGTATATTATGTCAATTCAAACAATGAGCAAATAGATTTGTTAAGTGCTCCTTATCATATTGAAGAAACTGACTTTTTTAACTTTGAGTGGTCATATGAAACTGAAAATAGAAGGGTCACACGCTTTTATCGTGATGTCGAAACGAAAAAAGTTAGTGTAGATATCTTTAGCCAAAATCAAAAAGACTTCTACAGTGCTCTAAATAGACTTGTTGAGATATTTGATGTAGATAACGTAAGCAATGTCAAAGGAAAACTCTTCTATAATGACTACTATATAGAGTGCAATATCTTTAAAAACCAAAAAGACATGAAGTCATATATCCTTCCATACGCAAAGGTAGATTTAACTCTGGTAACTGATTCAACCAAATGGATCAAGGAAGATACCTATCATTTTTACAGCACAGGTGAAGGCAGAAAAACAGGAACAAAGAAGTATTCCTATAAATACCCTTACGTGTATGGTGCAAGTGAAGGACAGATGACGGTTAGAAATATTGGAGTCGTTGAAAATGATGTTCTGTTAAGAATCTACGGTCCGGCACAAGACCCAGCCATTAAAATAGGAGACAATCTTTATCAAATCAATACGACGCTTGAAGCAAATGAAAGGCTTGAAATCGACACCATGAAAAAGAAAGCTGTAAAAATTACGGCACATGGTGATGAAATAAACGTTTTCAATGACAGGAACAAAGACAACAG